ATGAAGATCCGGCGGTTTTCTCCCAAACAGAAACAGGTGATGGGCTGGTGGGTCCCGGGCAGCCCCCATGAGGAGCGGGACGGCATCATCTGCGACGGGGCCGTGCGCAGCGGCAAGACCCTGTGCATGGGACTGAGCTTTACCCTGTGGGCTATGAGCGGGTTCAGCGGGCAGCAGTTCGCGTTCTGCGGCAAGACGGCGCTGAGCCTGCGGCGGAATTTGATGCAGGAGCTGCTGCCGCTGCTGGAGGGGATGGGGTTCCAGTGCCGGGAAAAGCGGAGCGAGAACCTTCTGACCGTCCGGCGGGGACAGCGGGAAAATCGGTTTTACCTGATGGGAGGCCGGGACGAGAGCAGCGCCGCCCTGATCCAGGGCGTGACCCTGGCGGGGGCGATGCTGGACGAGGCGGCGCTGATGCCCCGGTCCTTTGTGGAGCAGGCCGTCGCCCGGTGCAGCGTCGCTGGCAGCCGCCTGTGGTTCAACTGCAACCCGGAGGGGCCTCAGCATTGGTTCTACCGGGAGTGGATCCTGAAGGCGGAGGAGCGCAACGTGCTGTATCTGCACTTCACCATGGAGGACAATCCCTCCCTTACCCCCAAAATCCGGCAGCGATACCGGACCTGCTACAGCGGGACCTTCTACCGGCGGTTCGTGCTGGGGGAGTGGACCGCCGCCAAGGGGCTGGTGTACGACTTCTTCGATCCGGAGCGGGACGCCCGGCCCAGGCCGGAGGAGCCCATGGAGGAGTACGCGGCCAGCATCGACTACGGTACCGTCAACCCCTGCTCTATGGGACTGTGGGGCCGTCGGGGGGACGTGTGGTACCGGCTGGAGGAATACTACTACGCCAGCCGCCGGACCGGGGCGCAGCTGACGGATCAGGAGTACGCCGAGGCCCTGGGGAGGCTGGCCGGAGGGCGGCGGCTCTCCCGGGTGGCGGTGGACCCCTCCGCCGCCAGCTTTATCACCGTTCTGCGGCGGCTGGGCTACCGGGTGGAGAAGGCGGACAACGACGTGCTCAGCGGGATCCGGCTCACCGCGGGACTGCTGAAGCAGGGGCGGCTGGTCATCTGCCGGGACTGCCATGACTGCCTGCGGGAGATGGGGCTGTACCGCTGGAGCGACGGGGACGGCGGCCGGGACGCCCCCCGGAAGGAGGACGACCACGCCATGGACGACATGCGGTACTTCGCCGCCACGGTGGCGGCGAGGCCGGAGGACGCCTTCTTCGCCGGAAGCGTGGAACGAAGAATTATTTGACGAGGAGCAAGCAATGAGATTTTTCAAACGGCAGAGCCAGGGAGCCGTGGGGCTTGCCACACCCCAGATCCGCCGGGCCGATCCGGCCCCCTTCCGCCTGACGGATGGATACGCGCCCCTGAGGAGCGGAGAGACAGGGCTGTACCGGGCCATCCGGGAGTCGGTGCCCCTGGTGGACGCCTGCATCTACAAGATCATCCGGCTGTGCGGCGGCGTTTCCGCCCGGTGCGGCGACCCGGGGGCGGAAAAGGGCCTCAGGACCTTCCTGGAGACGGTGGACGTGGGCCGGGGCCAGCGGGGCGTGAACGCCTTTCTGGACCAGTACCTGGACTCCATGCTGGTGTCCGGGCAGGCCGTGGGCGAGATGGTGCTGACCCGGGATAAGCGGGATATCGCCGCCGTCCTCTGCGGGCGGGTGGAGGATATCCGGATCCGGGAAGGGGAAAGTCCCCTGGATTTCGCCATCTGCGCCGTGGACCAGTACGGCGAGGCGGTTCCCCTGCCCCACCAGGAGCTTCTGCTGTTCACGCCCTACAACCCGGAGACGGAGCACCCCTACGGCGTGAGCCTGCTGCGGGGGATGCCCTTTCTGACGGAGCTGCTGGGGAAGATCTATCAGGCCATCGGCGTGAACTGGGAGCGAATGGGCAACGTGCGCTTCGCGGTGGTGTACAAGCCCCAGGGAGGCGAGCTGGAGCGGGGTCTGGCCCAGGAGCGCAGCCGCCAGCTGGCCCAGGAGTGGAGCCGGGCCATGGAGGCCACCAGAAGCGGCAGCGTCCGGGACTTCGTGGCGGTGGGCGACGTGGATATCAAGGTCATCGGCGCGGACAACCAGGTCCTGGACAGCAGCGTGCCCATCCGCCAGATCCTGGAGCAGATGGTGAGCAAGACGGGCATCCCGCCCTTCATGCTGGGGCTGAACTGGTCCAGCACCGAGCGGATGAGCGCCCAGCAGGCGGACCTGCTGACCACGGAGATGACCGCCATCCGGCGGAGCCTGCTGCCGGTGCTGGAACGGATCTGTTCGCTGTGGCTGCGCCTGCACGGCTATGGCTGCGGCTTCCAGGTGGTCTGGGATGACATCAATCTCCAGGATCTGCTGGAGGAGGCCAAGGCGGACTGGTACAGGGAGCAGACGAGAAAATTGGCCATCGAGAACGACCGGGCGGAAGGCGCCCGGGGAGAGGAGCGAGACGGGCAACCATGATCGACATCAAAAAGCAGCCGGGCTACGCCACCCGGTACATGGTATCTCAGGAGGATATGGCGCTGATCAACGGCCTGGCCAAGTCGGCGCTGAAGCCGGAGGAGGTCTATACCTTCAGCCTGCGGCTGTGCGACAATGAGATCGACCGGGACTTTGAGCGGTTCGACCGGGAGGCTCTGGAGCGGCTGAAGGAGCTGTTCGTGGGGAAAAGTGGGATCTTTGACCACCAGTGGTCCGCCGCCGGACAGACCGCCCGGATCTACAAGACGGAGGTCTGCCGGGAGAGCGGCGTCACCGCCGCCGGAGACGAGAGCTGGTTTTTGAAGGGCTGGGCCTATATGCTGCGCGGCGGCAAAAACGCGGAGCTGATCGACGAGATTGAGGCCGGCATCAAAAAGGAGGTCAGCATCGGGTGCAGCGTCCAGGGGCGGCGCTGTTCCATCTGCGGCAAGAGCGGCTGCCGCCATGAGAAGGGCAGGCGGTACGACGGAAAGCTGTGCTACTTTACGCTGACGGACCCCACGGACGCCTATGAGTGGAGCTTTGTGGCGGTGCCCGCCCAGCGGCGGGCGGGGGTGATGAAGGGCTTCGACCCCGGCCAGGACCTGCGCAAATGCCTGAAGGGACAGGCTGGCGGCCTGGTCCAGCTGGAACGGCTGGAGCGGGAGGCGCAGCTGGGCCGCAGCTATATGGCAGGGCTTCGCAGGGAGCTGGTGCGGCTAGCGGGGCTGGCCGACGAGGAGCTGGATCTGAAGGTGTTTGCCGGGGCGGCGGACAAGCTGGAGGAGGCGGAGCTGCTGGAGCTGACGAGAGCCTACGAGCAGCGGCTGGAGAAGAAGTATCCCCCCACGGTCCAGCTGGCGGGGCGGAAGTCTGCCGGGAGCGTCAGCCCGGACGACAACGCGTTTTTGATCTGATGATAAAGGAGAATGGACAATGACGGTTTCTTTTAACGGCATCGGACAGGTGAACGCCACTTTTTTGGGCGAGGGCCTGGCCGAGAACACGATGGTGAAAATGAGCGGCAGCGGCACGGTGGCCGCCTGCGCCGACGGGGACAGCTTCTGCGGCAAGACCCTGTGCTGCAAGGATGATGCCTGTACCGTGCAGGTGGGGGGCTTCCTCACCGTGGGCTACTCCGGCACGGCGCCCGCTCTGGGCTGGACCGCCCTGGCCGCTGACGGCGCCGGCGGCGTGAAGAGCGCGTCCGGCGGCAGAACCTATCTGGTGGCGGCTGTGGACACTGTGTCCAAGACCGTGACCATCATGCTGTAAGTAGGAGGAGATACGAGAATATGGCTTACGCATACGACAATCTGAGACTGGAGAAGGGCATGTACGGCGAGGCCGGCAAGAGTTTTTCCCAGGTGCTGGAGGCCGCTGACCCCAGCGAAAACTACCGCGGCACCCCGCTGGAGGGGCTGGACGCCTTCCAGCGCCAGCTGAAGCGGTTCGATATCCATGTGAAGGGCAGCAGCTCCGACAGTGTGGAGAAGTTTTTCCGCACCACCGAGTCCGCGGTGCTCTTCCCGGAGTTCGTAGCCCGGGTGGTGCGCCAGGGCATGGAGGAGGACAACGTACTGCCCGCCATCACCGCCACCGTCACCCGGTTCGACGGGATGGACTACCGCTCCATCTACTCCGTGCCCAGCGAGGAGGACAAGAGCCTGAAGCGGGTGGAGGAGGGGGCGGCCCTGCCTCAGACCAGCGTGCGCACCCAGTCCAACCTGGTGAAGCTCCACAAGCGGGGCCGGATGCTGGTGGCCTCCTATGAGGCCATCCGCTTCCAGCGGCTGGACCTGTTTTCCATCACCCTGCGGCAGATCGGCAGCCACATCTCCCGGATGCATCTGGAGGACGCCATCAACGTGATCGTGAACGGCGACGGCAACGACAACCCCGCCCAGCAGATCCCCATCGGCACCGAGGGCGGCGCGTCCAAGCCCCTGACCTATGAGGCGCTGCTGGACTTCTGGGCCCAGTTCGAGCCTTACACCATGAACACCATCCTGGTGCCCAGCAGCGTGATGCTGTCCATGCTGAAGATGGAGGAGTTCAAAAATCCTCTGACGGGGCTGAACTTCCAGGGCACCGGCGTGCTCAGTTCCCCCCTGGGGGCCAAGCTGCTGCGCACCAGCGTGATGCCGGCGGACAAGCTCATCGGTCTGGACCGGGGGTACGCCCTGGAGATGGTGAGCTGCGGCGACGTGATGGTGGAGTACGACAAGCTCATCGACCGTCAGGTGGAACGGGCGGCCATCACCAGCACCTCCGGCTTCGCCAAGCTGTATCCCGAGGCAAGCAAGGTCCTGACCCTCTGAGCCCGGGGGCAGAGTCGGGACGGCCATCAGTTTTTGACATAGGAGGCAACTACCATGCGTGAGGATATCTTGGCCCTGGCGGAGGGGATCTGCTCGCCCGGCGAGGCGGAGCGCCCCCTGCTGGAGGCCCTGTGCGCCGCCGCGGAGGCGGAGGCCGCCGGGCGGCTCCGGGAGGATGTGCCGGCGGAGGACTGCCGGGAGGCCCTGATCTGTGCCGGGGCGCTGCTGGCCGCTGCGGGCCTGATCGCCTGCCGCAGCCGCGGCGGGGACGTGTCCTCCTTCACCGCCGGGGATGTGACCATCCGCCGGGAGGAGGGCGGAAACTGCCTGGCGGCGGCCGCCCTGCGGCGTCAGGCGGCGGCTGTGATGGCCCCCTACTGGGCCGATGACGGCTTCGCCTTCGCGGAGGTGAGAGGATGAAGGAGCGGTTTGAGCAGATCCTGCGGGAGTACGGGCAGGAGATCGCCCTGCGGCGGAGAGAGGAAACGGCGGTCAGGCTCTGCCGGGGCTTTTTGCAGGAGATCACCGGACGGGACGGTGCTCCGCCTGTGGCCACGCCTCTGGGGGCGGTGTCCGTGAAGCGGTGGCTGCTGCTGAGCCGGGAGGAGACCGCTCCCGGAGACCGGGTCCGCCACGAGGAGAGGACGATGGTGGTGCTGGAATCCCGGGGGGTATTCGTCGCCGATGAGCTGATCTACTGGCGGGCCATTCTGGGGCCGGAACGGGAGGCGGCGGTATGACGGGTCTGGAACAGGTCAAGACCGCCCTGGCCGACGCCCTGGAGCGGGCCGGAATCCGGGCCGTGACGGCCTATGAACCGGGCTGGTGCAAGCGCTACAGCCAGCCGGTGACGGCGGTGGGCTTTCGCCAGGGGGAGTGCCGGGGGGAGGCCATGAACAGCTACCTGGGCAGCCAGGTGGACCCCGGGACCCAGGAGACCCGGGAGGTCTACGGTATGCGCCTGGAGCTGAAGCTGAGCCTGGACATCTACGCCCCGGCCTCCGTGGGAGCCGCCGGGTGCGACAAAACGCTGGAGGGGCTGCATCAGGTGATGCTGGAGGGGCTGCCCTCCGGCCTGCGGCCGTCGGAGCTGCGGTGGGAGGAGACGGTCTGGGATCAGGATACCGCCATGTTTCTCCGGCGGGGCAGCCTGAGCTGCGGCGCTTACTTCACCGCCGCCGCCACCGAGGAGGGCGTACTGCTGTCTGATTTTATTTTGAAAGGTGTCATAACAACATGAGCAATATCATTCATGAGCGTCCGGGAGTCTACTCCTCCTACGACGCATCCTCCGTCATCCGGGGCGGCAGGACCGCCCGGGTGGTGGGCGTGGCGGCGAAAAGCGCCGCCGGGACCGCCAACAAGCCGGTGCGCCTGACCAGCTACGCGGCGGGGGTGAAAGCCTTTGGCGAGGACCCCGCCGGGACGCCCGGCATGTCCGCCCTGCTGCGGCTTTTGTACCTGAACGGCGCCACCACGGTGGTGGCGGTGCCGGTGGACGGTACGAACTACGCCGATGCCTTCGCGGCGCTGGAGGCGGAGGAGTCGGTGCGGATCGTGATCTGTGACAGCGGCGAGGCGGCGGTCCATACCGCGCTGAAGAGCAGCGTGGAGCGGGCCTCCGCCGCCCGAAGGGAGCGCGTCGCCGTGGTGGGCATGGCGGGAGCCGCCCCTGACGCACTGACAGAGCGGGCCGGCGAGCTGAACAGCGAGCGGATGGTGCTGGTGGGGCCCGACTGCCTGGACAGCCAGGGCGGGACGCTGACCGGCGTGTTCGCCGCCGCCGCGGTGGCGGGGATCGTGGCCTCCGGCAGCGACAGCGCCGTGCCCATCAACGGCGTCCGTCTGGAGGGCCTGGGCGGCGTCCAGACCCAGTACGACGACAACCAGATCGATCTGCTGGTCCGGGGCGGCGTTACGCCCCTGGAGGCGGCGGGGGGCCAGGTGTCCCCTGTGCGGGGCATCACCACTCGCTCCTCCACTGGGGGCGCGGCGGACGCCGCCTGGCGGGAGCTGACCACCATCCTGATCGTGGATGACGTGATCCCCTCCATCCGGCAGAGCCTGCGCAGCCGGTTCTGCCGGACCAAGAACACGGTCCAGACCCGCGGAGCCATCCGCTCCCAGGTCATCGTGGAGCTGGAGAGCAAGCTCCGCGCCCAGCTCATCGACAGCTACGGCGATGTGACGGTGGCGCTGGACGAGAGCGATCCCACCGTGTGCCTGGTGGAGTTCAGCTTTGCCGTGGCCCACGGCCTCAACCAGATCTACCTCACCGCCCATATCACGATTTAAGGAGGAGCCGACATGGAAGTGACAGGATTTCCCACCAGCTGCGATATCTATCTGGAGCTGGAGGGCAGAAAGGTGGCGGTGGTCCAGAGCTATACCGCCAAGGCCACCAAAAGCAGCCAGGTGGTGGAGGCCTTCGGCGAGAGCGAGCCGGTGGCCACCATCAACGGCCAGAGCAAGTATGTGCTGGAGCTGACCCGGCTCTACGCCACCGACGACGCCATCAGCGACGGCATCGACTTCTTCTCCCTGGCGGATTTCTCCCTGGTGATCTGCAAGCCGGACCGCAAGGTCATTTACAGCGGCTGCCAGTGGAGCGCCATCCAGGAGGAAGGCAAGGTGGGCTCCATGGTGGCGGAGAAGGTCACCGTGGTGGCTACCAGCCGCATCGAGGTGGCGGCCTGATGGACCGGGAGGACACCCTTCAGATCCAGCTTCCCGTATCTGCTCTGGGCGCCCTGGCCAGGCTTCTGGAGCAGCTTCAGCGGCTGACCGGCGGAGAAACGGCCAGGCGGGAGGAGGCGCGGGGCGGCTCCTTCGATCCGGAGCGGTTCCGGGAGCTGGAGGCGGCCTCCCTCCGGAAAGCGGCGGAGACCCGCCTCCCGGCGGCGGATGCCGCCAGGGGGCTAGTGAAGGCCGAACCTCTTCCGGCAGAGACCGCCGGGACAGCGTTTTCAGAGCCGCAGGGTCCCGCCTCCGCAGCCGGAAGGGCGGAGACGGCCCTGGGAAACGCTGAATCGGTCCGGGGCGAGGCGTCCCGGGAGACGCCTGTTCCCCCCGGGGGCCCGGTGGAGACGGAGAGAGAGCCGGGCGAGGCTCCCTCCGTCCGGGCCGGAGAGAACGGAGCCCCCCTCCCGGAAAACGCCGGGGCGCGGGCTGTTCCAGCGGAAGCCGGGGAAGGGCCGGAGGAGGCTCCGGCGGTCCGGGCGGAGGCGGGGGAGACGGATCTGACGCCTCCCGGTCTCCGGACGGAGGTGAAGGAGTCGGACCTGACGGCGGTATCCGCCCGGGCGGCCCGGATGGAGCCGCCGGAGATGGCTCCGTCGGTTGACGCGGAGATGGGCCTCGGCCCCGGTCAGCCCCGGGGCGGACAGATGCTTCTGGGGGAGGAGCCGGCAGCCGCCGGCCCCGCGCCCCTGACCGTCCAGGCCGTTTCCCTGGCGTTTCAGCGGGACGACCGGCGCTATGACGGGGGTTTCCCCCTGTACCAGTAGAGGAGACGCGCTATGATCTTAACGCCTATGCGCTATAAGGACTATGTATGGCCCCACAATCCCACCGTCTATTCCATTTCCTTCCAGCGGCAGGTGGCGGTCCACAAGGTCCCCTTCGGCCGCTACTGCACCCAGGACCTGGGCATGGGCGCCCGGGTGATGCGGGGCGAGGGGGAGTTTGCCGGAGAGGGGGCCTACGAGGAGTTCAAAAAGCTGGCCACGGTATTCTATCACGACGGGCCGGGGCTGCTCATCCACCCTCTCTGGCAGACGTCCAACGCCTATTTCACGGAGCTGCGCCTGGAGCAGCAGCCGCTGCCGGACTATGTGCGCTACAGCTTCGCCTTTCAGGAGCGGTACAACAGCTATGACGAGTCCCTGCGGGTGCTGTCCTCCGGAGGCGGCCAGACGGCTCCGGCCCAGGCCGGCGCCGGCGGGAGCGTCATCCACTGCGTAGTGGGAGGCGATACCCTGTGGGCCATCGCAAAACGGTACGGCGTGACCCTGGAGGCCCTGCTGGCGGCCAATCCCGGCGTCAAGAACCCCAACCTCATCTATGTGGGGCAGCAGGTGGTGGTGCCATGCTGACGATGGAGCTTCTGACCTATGACGGGGAGAGGGCGCATCTCCCGGTGCTGCTGGAGTGGGATCTTCTCTATACCGGCTCCGTGCCCTGCGACAGCGTCTCCGCCACCTGCCTTTACAGCGCCGACATGGCCCGGGTGCTGCCCAGGGCCACCCGTTTCCGGGCCATGGAGGACGGGACGGTGCGGCTGGCCGGGGTGGTGGACGCCTATGAGATCGTCATGGACCGCCGGGGACTGCTGGTGACGGTGGAGGGCAGGGGCATGGCGGCGCTGCTCATCGACAACGAGGCGGAGGCCGTCACCTACGGCCAGGCCTCCATGGAGGACATTCTGGCCAACCATGTGACGCCCTACGGCATCGAGGCGGAGCGGCGGCGGGCCGTCACGGGGCGGAACTACGCCGTGACCTCCGGGGCCAGTCAATGGAAGGCTCTGCGGGGTTTTACCCACCGCTACGGCGGCTTTGAGCCGTATTTCACCCCGGAGGGGAAGCTGGTGCTGGACCGCCTGTGGGGCGGCGGACAGACGCTGGAGATCAATGACCGGACCCCGCTGCGGTCCTTCACCCAGCGCGGGCAGCGCTATGGAGTCATCTCGGAGATGCTCATTTACGACAAGGCGCAGCAGGTCCGCCACAGCGTCATGAACCAGCCCTTCGCCTCCCAGGGCGGCTGCCGCCGCCAGCTCCTGTATATGCCCCGGAGCACGGCGGACAGCCGCCGCTATACCGGGGAGTACCAGATCGCCCAGTCGGCGCAGGAGGAGCTGGTGCTGGAGCTGACGCTGCCCTACCCCTTCGCCGCCTTTCCCGGCGACCGGGCCGCCGTGTCTCTGGACAGGCTGGGCCTTGCGGGGGACTACGACGTGGTGGAGGCCCGCAGCCGGACGGACGCCTCCGGCGCCGTCACGGAACTGACAGTAAGCAGGAGGGGATAAGCATGTGGATCACCAGAAAACTCTCGGACCAGAGCCGCGCGGCGCTGGAGGGAGCGGCGGCGGATATGGGCGTGGCCACCATCGGCGGCGGCAGCGCCGCGGTCCTGACCCGAGGGGAGCAGCGGGATCTGGAGACCTTCTGCCCCGGCGGCATCGTCTGGCAGCCCCAGGCGGGGGACACGGTGCTGGTAGTGCGGGGCGGCGTGGGCGGCCAGGAGCAGTGTGTCATCGCCGCCGGCAGCCGGGGCAGGGAACCGGCGGGCATGGTCCCCGGCGAGCTGTACCTCTACGCTTCCAGCGGCGGCTCTATCTATCTGAAGGCCGACGGCTCCATCGTCCTGTCCGGACCGGTGGAGATCCGGGGCGACGTGAAGCTGGCGGGGCGGGTGGAGATCGCCGGGTCCCTGTCCATCAACGGCGTTCCCTGCCGCCCCTGCCAGTGTTCGGAGTAAGGAGAACGCTATGGAACCGAAACTGCGAAACGGAGACTATGTTTCCGATCAATTGGGCGGCATCGTCCGCCTGGAGCATGAGCAGGCCCTGCTGCAGCGGGTGCTGTACCGGCTGACGGCCCGGCGGGGAGGCTTTCCCCTGCTGCCGGAGCTGGGCAGCGAGCTGTACAAGCTGGGCCGTCAGCTGCCCGGGGAGCGGCTCTCCGCCGCCCGGCAGTATGTGGCGCAGGCCCTGGAGCCGGAGGAGATCACGGTTACGGACGTGAAGCTGTCCTCCGCCCGGGAGGGACAGATGGACCTGACGGTGGAGCTGCTCTATCAGGGCCGGGAGCTGTCCGCTGCCCTGACCATTCTGAGCTAACGCGGGAGGGATCATGAGTAAAACGATCAACGACATTTACGGCGAGATGCTGACGGCCTTTGCCCGGCAGAGCGGGTATCTGCCCAGCGCGTCCTGCGACCTCGCGGCCCGGCTGTACGCCGCGGCCGCCCAGATCCACGCGCTGCAGGTCCAGGCCCAGTGGGTCCTAGATCAGAGCTTTCCCCAGACGTCCCAGGGGGAGTATCTGGACCGTCAGGCGGCCCTGCGGGGGCTGACGCGGGGCGTGGCCACCCGGGCCAGAGGAAAGCTGCGCTTCGGCGTCAGCAGCGCCGTCAGCGGCGATCTGCCCATCCAGGCGGGAACGGTCTGCATGACGGCGGGGGGCGTCCGCTTCGCCACCACGGAGGACGGCCTGCTGTCCGCCGGGGCGCTGTATACGGACATCCCCGCCCAGGCGGTGGAGCCGGGCCGGGCCGGCAACGCGGCGGCCAACACCGTCACCATTATGGCGGCCATGCCGGTGGGGGTCCGGGCCTGCACCAATCCTGAGCCCTTCGCCGGCGGCGACGATCAGGAGAGCGACGAGCAGCTCCGCCGGCGGGTGCTGGACAGCTACCGCCGCCTCCCCAACGGGGGCAACGCCGCCTACTACGAGCAGACGGCCCTGTCCTACCCCGGCGTGGCCGCCGCAGCGGCAGTGGGCAGGCCCCGGGGCGTGGGCAGCGTGGACGTGTATGTGGCCACCGACGCCGGACTCCCTGAGCCGGAGCTGCTGGCGGACATCGGCGAGTTTCTGCAGAGCAGGCGGGAGATCTCCGTGGACCTTCAGGTGAAGGCCCCGGTCAGCGCCGCCGTGGACATCGCGGTGGCCATCCGTCCCGCCGGATCGGCCACGTTCCTCCAGGCCAAAGCCGACGCGGAGGCGGCGCTGCGGGAGACCTTTACCGGCGCGCTGCTGGGCAGGGGCGTGACGCTGGCCCGCCTGGGAAGCGTTCTCTACGGTCTGGAGACCGTGGAGAACTACCGGTTTTCAGCGCCGGTCGCCGATGTGGCGCCCAGCCCCACACAGCTGCCCCGGCTGGGGACGCTGACCATTACGGAGATGGGGCGCTGATATGGGCTACGGGACATATTTGCGGGAGCTGCTGGGGCCTCTGGGGATCTATGACCTCACCCCGGAGAGCCTCAGCGGCAGCGAGCTGGACGCCCTGGGCCAGGGGCTGGACCAGGTGAGCGAACGGCTGGACGAGGTGGAGCGGGAGGCGGCGCTGGCCACCGCCCGGGGGGAGGGGCTGGACCGGCTGGAGGCCCTGTTCGCCAAAGCCCCCGTCAACCACTCCCTCTCCCTGCGCCGCCAGGCCATCGCCGCGCTGCTGCGGATCGGCGAGGGGGATCTGACCCTCTCCGCCATCAATGGGACCATCACCGGCTGCGGCATCAACGCCGTGGCCCGGGAAATGGACCGCTTTGGCTACATCCGGGTGACCTTTCCGGACGTGGTGGGGGTCCCTGACGGATTCGACCAGATCCGGGAGATCATTCTGGACATCATCCCCTGTCATCTGGAGGTGGAATTCTTCTTCCGCTTCCTGATCTGGGCGGAATGCCACGCCAGCGGCTATACCTGGCGGGCGGTTCAGCAGAACCGGTGGAGCTGGATGGAGTTCCAGACGGCGGTGTGAGCTGGCGGCGCTTTCCAGAGGCCCGGCGTGGGATAGGACCTCTGTTCATATAGATGCACCTGCTTTGGGGCCGCGGCTTTCCGCCGCGGCCCCGTTTCCCCCCCCACAAAAGGCCCCCGCCGAAGCGGGGCCCCGGGGCCGTATGAGAGAGGGGGCGGTCACTCTACCTCCAGGTAGGGCCGGGCAAGGCCCACGATGAAGCGGGAGCCACGGCCGGGCTGGGACTCCACCGACAGGGTGTGGCCCAGACGGCGGCAGATCTCCCGGCAGAGGTACAGCCCGATGCCGGTGGACTGTCCCTCCAGACGGCCGTTGCCGCCGGTAAAGCCCTTTTCAAAGATCCGGGGCAGGTCCTCGGTGGGGATGCCCGCGCCGTTGTCCTCCACCACCAGGTCCTCTCCCCGGGCGTAGACCGAGACTTTTCCCCCGGGGGCGTACTTCACCGCGTTGGACAGCAGCTGCTCCACCGCCAATTGCAGCCATTTGCCGTCGGTGAGGACCTCCAGCCCGGTGTCCCGCAGGTCCAGGGACACCCTGCCCCGGATGAACAGGGTGGCGTACTTCCGGGCCGCCCGCTTGAGGATGGGGTCCAGACTCTGGCGGCAGATCACATAGTCGCTGGCGTCGCCGCCCAGGCGCAGATAGCTGAGCACCAGCTCCACATACCGCTCGATCCGGAACAGCTCCGCCCCCAGCTCCCGGTCCAGCGGCTCGTCCCGCAGCAGCAGCCGCATGGCGGCGATGGGCGTTTTGATCTGGTGGACCCACATGGTGTAGTAGTCGATGGTCTCCCGCCGGCGGCGGTCCGCCTGCAGGGCCAGGTCCCGCCGGTCCCGGTCCAGCTCCAGCAGCAGGTCCTGATAGGCCCGCTCCTGGCGGTCCGACGGCTCCGGGAGCCGGTCCAGGGTCAGGGCCGCCCGGCCCAGCATCTCCTCCAGCGCCAGGGTGCGGCGGCGGTAGCGGACGAAGTCCACCGCGGCCCACACCGCCGTCAGCAGCAGGCACAGGAGGGAGGCGTAGCCCACCGCCTCCACCGGCAGATCGTACAGCCACAGCACCGCGGCAAAGACCCCGGCGCAGGCCAGCAGCAGGGCCCCCATCCAGGCCCGGCGGGTCAGATATCCCTTCAGCAT